ACGCGCACCGGTTCGGACAAGTCCGGTACGTCGGCGATTCACCAAGGCGCCAACTCCGTGCAGGAGTACTTGGTGGACGTGCCATTCTGGTTTTACCGAAACCCCTCTTTGGCGGTTCCGCTGTGTGCCATTACAAATCAGGAGGTGAGGGTGCACGTAAAGTTGAGGGACTACGGGCCTTTGGTCGTGGCGTTGGATGGTAGCAACCTGACTCTGCGCCCGACACTCGGCACGCCGGTGTCGCTGGTCGATTTTAAGATGGAGTTAGATGTCGTGCACGTGGACCCGTTCGAAGTGTTGAGACTCCAGAACACCCCCATGGACATCGTCATTACGCAACACCAGATGGACAAATCCTTCGTGCCCGCGTCGGCGTCTTTCGACAGCGCTCCCACGCAGCACAGGATGCGGTTTGATTTCCGTCACCCCGTGAAAGAACTGTATTTTGTGATCCAGCGGGAAGACAAGAATACACTTCAATACTTTTGTAGCCCTCTGGATTACGACAACTACAACGAGTCGTACACACTTAACGGCAACGGTAAGTATCACGCCGGGAGACTCGTGCTGTACGAGCACCTCCAGCACATGACTTTGAAACTCGATGATCAGGACATCCTCACTGAGCGCACCGGAAAAGGGATCACATTCCTCAAAGCTGTCCAGGGGGGCATACATCACTCGAAGACGCAACTGATCAGACGTTTTTACTCTTACGCCTTTGGGACTGAACCGGAGAAGCCGTATCCCACCGGACAGATCAACATGTCCCACGTGAAGGACCAGGTGGCGGATTTCAGTCTGTATCCGTCGCAGTACACGCGTGAGATCAGGGTGTACGCCATATCTTATAATATTCTTCGTTTAGTGGATGGATTTTGCAAAACTATTTTTGACGACAAATGGTAATATGGACAGGGAAGCCGACGCTCTGATTGATATTTTGCAACCGGTGTTGGAGGTTTCGGTGCTCTTGGCCGCAGAATACGCGAACGCGTGTGGTCGCTCGACTGTTTTCATGCAGGATTTCCAACGTGCCATCAAATATTCGACGATGAACATGGTAGGTAAGCACATCGGTTCGATTCTCCCGGAATTCAACGAAGAGGTCGACGTCGAGGGGGATGAATTCGAAGATGATGGAGACGAAGACGAAGACGAGGAGGATCTCGACATTGAATTCGTGGACGAGGAGGAACTCGACGAGGAGTACACCGAATACGTCGGCGAAAACGAGACGTTCATCGCGATCTCGCGGGTGAACGAGCGGTGGGAATCGTGGGTGCCCCAAAATCCGGCAGAAGAGTTTTTAAAAAATGCAGTAGATTGTAATGAAGACCTTGTCCCCAGAGGATGAGCCCAAGGGGTTTGAGGGGTTCACATCGGAGAGGAGGGGTTTTACTATATTTGACGATTCGTCTTCTTCATCAGAGGAGGATTCCGACGATTCGGATGAAGAAGATGATGGTGAGCATCAGGAAGTCCTTAACAACAACAAGGCTCTTCTCAAAAAACCTCAGTACACAAAATTGCTTCGAAAGGAGAGTTTACTACCGGAATAAAATTTTCTTTACTAACAGTATAAAAACTCAACCATGTCTGAACAAATCCAGGTCATCTCGCAAATGTTGGAGACTCAGTCCCTGAACGCCCTCACCAGTGGTTTTGCGTTCGCCGCCGCGATGTCGTGGAATGATCTCGCGCGCTTCGCGATCTCTCAGATCATCAAGGGACCGAAGAACACTGGTATCCAGTTGACTGTCACGGCGATCACCACGACTTTGTTGTCCATCGCGATCTTTTTGTTGGTCTCTTCGGTGTCCAAGCGTGTCACGAAGCCGACGGCGCCGGTGTACGCGATTGGCCGCTAAGCGATGCCATCAGCACGATACCAATAATAACAATTACCAAGATAGGAATGTATTGTTCCCACTTCTTCAGATTCTTCTCGCTCTTCACGAGCTCCGGAATGTGCACGGGTGGTGGAAGGCTTAGGCTTTGGATTTCTTCTTCGGTGAGTTTGTGAAGATTTTCCAATTTATCGGTGTTTCCGGTGATTTTCAGTTTTAGGGCGTAATCCCTCTTTCGCAAGTCAGCGGGGATCATTTTGTTGTTCTCCTTGTGGAACATTTCGATTTTGAGCGTGCGTATCGCCCTGTGTGAGCCCTTGATGAACGTGTGTGTGAAGGCGTCCTCTTGGGAATACAGGTTGATGGAGGCGTCGTGCACCGTGCCTTTGCCCATGAACACCCCCGTGTAGAACGGCGTGTTCGTGTAGGCGTCTTGGGTGAATTCGTCGGAACCGGCGGTGATCTTAAAGACGTATGTTTTGGGGTTGGACGTGAAATCCACCCTCCCACCGAGGTTTATCGTGGAATTCGTCGAGGTGACGTCTTCGGCGTTGAACCCCATGACTTGATTCGGGGTCGTCCGGTTCGAGACGTTACTGACCCAACCGTTCGTGCCTGTCTTGAACAGCAGAGTGAAATCGTGACTCGCCCCGGCGTTACTCAACACCAAACTCTCCGTGTTTTCCAAGTAAGTCACCTCATCAATCGTGGTGATCCCCGCGTTCGCGAATGCGTTGGACACGATCGACGTCAACGCCGCCGTGCTCGAGATGTTGCTCACCTCCATCGAGCAGTCGTAGCTTCCTTCATCCGGTGCGCCGGCTTCCACCTGCACGCTGAAAATTTTGTTGTAGTCGTTCACAGCGGACAGTGGTGTGGGAATCCTGACCGCAACGACCTCGAGATTGGACACGTCGTATATGGGTGTTTTCAGGGACACTTCGAAACTGTTTGGATCTGGAAAGAGTGCCGGGTCTCTTTCTCCACTGTCTATGTCAAGTGTGTACACCTTCATTAAATTTACGACAGAATTTAATGAAGATTGTTTTTCTGATTTTGAAATTGATTACCATACTTGGGCGTATGGGTTCGTCTTGAGCTGTTCCTTCGTCGAATTGAGGTGTTCGGGATTCCCGTAGGGATTCGCCTGCCCCTTGTAGGCGTTGAATTGCTGGTAATCGTTCGGGCGGTAATCCTGCATCCACCCCCCGTTCGCCGCGCTGAAACGCCCGTCCATGCGCGTGGAGTCCACGCGCACGCTCGTCAGGCGCCCGCCTTGCTTGAGGGCACTCTCTCTGACGTTCATGCGGCCTCTGTTCGCCGCGCGACTCGCCTTGCCACGCTTGTCGTCGATGCGGAATCCGAGGGACATCAGCTCGGCGTCGCTCTTGTCACCTGCATTCGCCGCCACGGAGTTCTGGTAGCCACCGACGAAGCTCGAGACCCCCGGTTGCGGGTTATTGAAGTGTTCGAATTGCCCGTCGTTTATGTCGGACTTGAAACGAGTGGGCAACTGAGGAACCGCTTGCGCGCTGATGAAACGCTTCGCCGGAGCATTCGAGAGGCCGTCGTTCCGAAGACCGGTCTGGCTTCTGTTCGTCGGGCGCTTCGTCTTCTCGTGCTCGTTTCTCGGGGTCACACCGGAGAGGTGCGAGCGCCCCTTCACCGGTGGTAACCGCCCGTGCAAGAACGCCGTCTTTTCCGGACGGTTGTTTTGGAGCATCGAACCCAATTGTTGCTTACCCCCGGTCTGTTCCCAACCGTGATTCGTTCGCGCCTCCAACTGCGTCAGTCTGTATTCACCCACGTTGATCGGATTCACCCTGTACATTTGTTGGAAACCACCGGTCGCGGGAGTGTCGGCGCCGACGCCGAGGCCTGGACCGACCAATTGTTTTTCCACGGGCGAAAGATTGTTCATGCGACCGTTGTCGTACATACGATTTCGCATGTTCAATATCTCCGTCCCACTGCTGCGTTGCTGGGGTGCAACTTCACCGAAGGCTGGATGTTCCCTTTTCGCAACCCATTCAGGTTCATCGACGAAATTCGGACGCGTGTCCGGTTCTTCGCGCAGTAAAGGGGCTTCCGGTGCTTGAAACGGCGGTTCCTCGACCGTCGCCGGAGGGTCAGACATCTTCCTGCCCGCGAATACGAGACCGGCGATGGCCATTAAAGAAATAGGGTCAGCCATACTCTTTACTTATTCCTAACATTATTTTTGCGTCCGATAACGTTGCGTGAACAAATCGTTCTGAAGGTCAGCGCGAGAGCTCGCCGGGTCGTTTTGAAGGGTTCGCAAAGGCAACATGCACTGCACGTTCATGAGTGGGTGGAGATTGTCTCGATGGGGCTCAACAAACTTGGTGTTAAAACGGCTCGTCGTCTGCGGACGCATTCGGTCGTCCAATTCGATGAGATGGGCTGGGGCACCGCGACCGGCTTTGAAGGGGCTCGTACCCCACACCATCGTTTGCGGACGTCCGACAAAGTTGAGGCTGCTGGGCTGGGGATACGCGAAAAAGTTTTCCGTCGCTCTCTCCGGTGGCACCGCATTGTCTTCAATAATTTTCACACCAGGTTGAAGCTGATACGCCATTGGTTGTACTGTAATAATAAGAGATTTTTAAATTCAGAAAGTGGTCCCGCCGTGCATGCCACTTCTCTTATCACCGTCACCACCGATCCCAGCGAACGCCTCCAACTGCACACCCCTCGCATTCGGGTTGCAGACCCCCGTGGCGCCGTCCTTGCATATCGGACGAAATTTTTCCCCGTAACACGCCTCGGCGAATGCGGTTTGGTCACCTGGAATCGTCGTCACCGGCATGGACGCCCACTGACGCGCAGCGAATCGCTGTTGGTGTTCGGGTAGGGGCGTGCGCGAACGACCGGCGTCGAACTTGAACGTCTGTTCCAGATTGCCGTGGACGTACGGTTTCACGGACGGGTACCACGCGGCTGGCGGTCGATTCGGTTTATCCAAGTAGTCCGTGAGCAAGACGTTCGCCATAGGGTTGTCCGCGGTCGGCAACTGTACCCCGACCTGTTCGTTATCCGGGAACGTCTGACGTCCCACCGGATTCTGCACCATGTCGCTTCTGTACATGAAATAAAGCACACCCAACACTGTGGCACCGAGAACAAAAAGGCGAAGGTCTCTGCGAATGATGTACAAAAGACAGGTGGCGTAAATGACGAAGCGCGACGCACTGTTGACGCGCTCCGCTGGTGTTTGGGAATTCGACGGCCAAAAGTTATGCACCTTGTCCGCGCGGATAAGTTGTTTCGGGTCGTCAAACCAAGATTGTGACATCCTTCTTCCTTATTACATATAAACATAGGTTTTTTACTGACCCAGACCGGCGCCGAGGTTTCCCAGCATCTTCATCAAGGCCTCCTGGTTGATACCATCACCGTTTTCTTGCATCTTATCTGCGCAATCCTTGGCCAAAGCCTCGATCGCACCCAGGGTTTCCTGTGGAATCGCGGTGATCGTGGTGCCCAACATAAAGAGGGTCTGGAGGTATTGCCAAACGGCGTTCTTAGTGTTGGAGCTCAGGCTTGACCAATTCGACTGCAAGTTCAAATCCTTGAGGTAATCCATGCTGGCCATGGCGTCGATCAAGGTTTCGTCTCTGTTCGTGATTTGTTCGGCATACGGCGATACTCCCTTCATGAAGGTCTCGACGATCGCGCGGGGATTCGTCGAACGCAACAACTCGAAGGACGTTAAAAACTTCTTAATCCCGGTCTCCGTGGGAATCGCCTTGGACAGTTCGACGAGGAATTGTCCCATCATGTCATTGAAAGCTCCAACACTAGTGCTCATGTGTGGTTGTTATATCAGTAGTTATCCTGGTATCTTTAAGTTTTAAAAAGGTTCCTTGCTAATCGGTTCTTTTAGGGCCAAACCGTTAGAAACGATGAAATACACAAGAATCGCGTTCAACACCGCCGGTTTCGTGTACGCGTGTAATTCGAGTTGACCCTCGTTATTCAGTTTCGCCTTTACGTGAATATAAATGGCCGTGATCGCCGCAGCAAACATCGCCGCTGAGAAGGGTTCGCGCAAATATTCGGCGAGTTCCTCCATCTGTACTACTTAATAGAAAGGTTTTTTTACACGGCCATCGGGGGCGTCGTTGAAGTACGCCGGTTCGCTCGGGGGTTCGACTGGCGGTGGTACTCCGGTTCGATGTTGTGGCAAATTCACGTTGGAAATCGTCTTGAATTCGTTCAACTCCGGCGTTTGTATGGGGGGATCTGTGGGGTGCATCACCGGCACATCGACCTCGCCCTCAAGATTGGCCTGTTCGTTTGCGATCATATCGGTCACGGTCGTGCCCCCGCCCTCACCGCTTCCTGGAGTTTGCGACTCATCGCCGAACGCGTCTTCACCCGGTGCTTGCATGGACTCGTTGAAAGCCTCTTGTTGGGGCAATTCGTCGTCCTCGGTCACTTCCGGGTCTAGGGCGTCCTGGAGGGAATCTTCCTCGCCGACGTCGATGTTTTTGTCCATCGAACCCATGTAGGTGCTCAAAATTTGTTGCACCGGAATCAACTCCTTCACCGTGTTCTCGATGCATTCCGCGAAACGCTTCGTCAACTGTTCGTCTCGCACGTGCTCGCTCATTTCCTCATGGTACACGTACGGGTCGTTATAAAGTGCTTTTGCGCAGTTGTTGTAGCAGGTTTGAATGAAAACACCGTTGTTCGGGAGCTTGAGGCTGATCTTTTTCGAGTCCGAACGCAACCGAACGGACGACAAAATCTTCACGTGACTCACGAAAACCGCAGCCAATAGATCACTGAACCACGTGCACCGGTTCACGACGTTGTCTTCGTGCTTCTTACTCATGGCGTTACTCCAGTTCGGAACGTCCCGGAGCAGGGCCTGGAATTGAATCAACGCTTTTTTATTCTTGGACATTCGCACCGCCTCCTCGTACATGTCCTGGAAAACACCAATCATCACCGGAGACATCAACATGCACAACTGTTGCGTGTACTCCTTTTTCGCTTCCACGAGAATACCGAGAGAGTCCGACATTTTATAGTATTAACAAACACATTTTGAAATCAGTTTTTACTCACCAAGTGCCTGTACTTGTCCGCTGTCTTTTTCAGGTTCACGAAACTGGGAAATTCGATGTCTTCCTCGACGGGCTCCTCCTTTTTTTGTTTCCTGGTAGCGTGAGCACTTGCCCACGACACGTACACCTCCACTCCGATGGCGTACGTCTCGAACCCACCCAATTTGAGTTGTCTTGATACCCACTTCGCGGCCATGTCTCGATTCACCGCTGGGTATCCCAATACATACGCGGGCACGCAGAAGAAAAGCTCACGGTGACCTAAACTAACACTTTGTTTAATTTTCTTCTCACACATGGAATATATTTTTGTGTAACACTCTTTACGGATGGCCCTCTTCTGTTGAGCTAACCGCTCTATCACATGTATGTCGAGCATCTTAATGTTTACGCAAGTTTGTTTTTAGCCTGAAGTAACTCATTTTCAGCGACCGACCACGATTCGTTCACCAATTTGAAATCGAGAAACTCCTCTCCGGTGGTCTCCCCAGTGAACGCAGCGACATTCGACGGGGACTCGACTTCCAGGGGTTGCGTGCGGAGCGACGCCACCACCGCCTTGCCCTTTTTCCAAAACATCGTGGAAACCACACTGAAACCGTACGAAAATCCACCGTGCTTCATCATCATGAACATGACTTCGTACAGCGTGTTCCCAGACTTGTCCTGAAACTTTTTCAGTTGCGTGGTCTCGATAACGTGTGTGCACATACCGGTTCTCTTCGAGACCTCTTCGTTCGTCTTCGTTACCAGTTCGTTCATGATGTCGTTATCGACAGAAGCCTCGACCTCTTCGTATGAATCTTTACCGACTGGCGCATCGTTCAAGACCACGCTTCCCCTGCGCGGTTTCGTGTGACCGGCGAAACCAAACACTTCCGCTGGGATATACTTTTCTTTAGTGGGCATCATCACGAGACCCACGACCACGAGTGCCATCAAGATGAGGGCGAACTTGTTCATGTTATCTACTACTGTATGCGTTTATTTTTTCAGAGAAATTCAGGACACTTATATTAGATGGCTCTTTTGATCTACTCCCCGAAGTGCTCCCACTGTAAAGATATCGTCGATTTTGTGCACAAACACCCACAACTGAAGGAGATCGTACAGTACCACAACGTGAACGCTCAGGGGATTCCAGCGCAATACAAAAACAAGATAACCCGGGTGCCGACCATGTTGACGAAGAACGGTAAATTTCTGGTCGGTTCGGAAATCAAAAACTGGCTCGAGAGTTTGCTACCGAATAACGAATTAGAACACTGCGAGGTCGGTGGCTGGGGGTGTTCGTTCTCCTCTCTCACAGATGACGGAAACGAAAAGGACATGTTCATGATCGATGGATACGGGCAACAATTAGCTCCCCCCATGACACCGGAATTACAGGCCAAGATTTCGAAAGAAGTGGGTCAAATTGTCTACGAAGATATAAAGAATTAACGCAACTAATCTGTAAATATGAAATTAGTCACCGTTCAGGCGTCTGCAATTAAGTGCGTGTTCGAAGTCCTGAAAGACATTCTGAACGACGTCAATATTTTCTTCCGTCCGAGTGGTGTTTATGTCACGACTCTGGACAGCGCGCGCTCGTCGTTGATCGACCTCCAGCTCCTGAAAGAAAATTTCGAAGAGTACACGTGTGAAGATGAAATGATCGCCGGTGTCAACATATCCAATGTGTTTAAAATTCTTAAATCCGTCGCGAGCTCTGATGTGCTTTCCATGTCTATCGACCGAGAGAATAAAGAGATAATGAAGGTAAAAATCCTCTCCGACGTGAAAAAGACGACGACCGAATTCGACCTCAAGCTCCTGGACATCAACGACAACCGGATCGAGGTGCCGGAAATTCAAATGACCACCGTGACGACGATTCCCTCCACCGATTTCCAACGTCTTTGCCGGGACATGTCGAACATCGGCACGGAAATCGAAATCACTCGACACAAAAACCAACTCACACTTTCCTGCAACGGTGACTTCGCGAATCAACAAACGTCCATCGAGTGTGTGGAGGAGTCTCCGGTGAAAATGTCAGGACTCTATGCCCTCCGATACCTGAACATTTTCACGAAGGCAACGTCGCTGTGTTCTTCCGTGCAACTCATGCAGGAAGAGGAGAACAGGTTTTTAGTGCTCAAGTATGCGTGCGCTTCTCTTGGGGACTTACAATTCTATCTCGCGACTAAGATTTCGGATTCAGACTAAGTCCAAAGTCGAGGCATCCAAGGTCGAAAACACCCTCTTGATTCCCAAGGCATTTTGTAACATCAACTTTGGATACAGTTCCGTCAACACATCCTCGTCATAAAACAACAAATCCCGCAAAGCCACGTCATGTCCGTGGTAATCGTTCATGGGGCCAGCGTGGCGTCGAATTTTCTCGGTGACGCACCGGACAGGTTTGTCATCTTCGTCACAAAGCCAAGCACCGGTGAGAGGAATGCTGAACACCATGCCCGCGCTCGCATCCGGTGGAAACTTCGCGTTCAGGTCTTTCGTGATCATCTTGTAGACCCTCCCATTGTACCAATATTTCACGCGAAGAATGATCTTGTGAATGTTTTGTGGGACGATCGTGTCTCGGAACGGTTTACCGGTGACGTTCGTGTAAAGGGCGTCGAGTTTATCCCAGTGTTGCGATTCGTCCAACCAAAACGCGTCCTCGATTTCGTACTTCATCCCTGGCGTGACGTAGTATTCCAAATCTTCGCTTATGATCGAATAATCATTCGGAACGATTATTTTTTTATAAATTCCGTAAACAGAGGTTAAAAGATTGATTACAGATTTCATTAATTTACTATGCAGGGCTCGTTTTTAAGTAGTTACGAATCCAAACTCGCTGACTGGGAACAAAAAATAAAAGATGACCCGGTGAACAAAAGCATGTATGAGTCAGATATGAGTGACTACATCATCGCGTGCATGCCGTATCTCAACCAATACAGCGACGACGTCGACATCGAAGAGACGACGGATAATTTTTTCGGTGCGAAAGAAACACGAGGGCTGCAAAAGAAGGATATTTACACCGACTATCTGGTCGAGGTTGAAAAACAAAACATCAATCGCCCCGTTCAACGAATCTCCGAGGTATGCACGACGTGCCAGGACGAAGGCAATGTCGTACATTTTCCGGATACCAGTGAACTCGTGTGCAACAGGTGTGGCGCGGTCATCAGTGTGCTCATCTCCGAAGAACTGACTTACAGAGAAGAACAAGAGACCTCGAGCAAGGTGGTGAGTTACAGTTATAAAAGAGAAAATCATTTCTCCGAGTGGTTATCGCAACTTCAGGCACAGGAGATGACGACGATTCCCGACGAGGTCCTTGATCAGCTCAACTGCGAAATAAAAAAGTTGAAAATACGCGATATGACGCAAATCACGCAAAAGAAAGTGCGAGGGCTCCTCAAGAAGCTCAAACTGAACAAATATTACGAGCACGTGCCGTACATCACCAACACCCTCACGAACGTGCGACCGCCTCGCTTGTCACAAGTGCTCGAAGAAAAGTTGCGCCTCATGTTCAAAGACATACAGGCACCGTTCGACAAACACTGCCCCCCGGACAGGAAAAATTTTTTGTCGTACAGCTACGTGCTCTACAAGTTCTGTGAATTGCTCTCTGAAGACAAATATTTACCACTCTTTCCCCTTCTCAAGTCTAAGGAAAAACTGTTCCAACAAGACTGTATCTGGAAAGAAATTTGCAAAGAATTACGATGGGA